GTGAAGCTCTGTAGCTGCTTATCAAGCATCTCTACCTTCCTCTCAGCCATCTTTACCTCAGCATCTTGAGCCATGTTCTCAACCCAGTAGGCAACAGCCATAGACAAAGCATCAAGTCTGTCATCATGGGTAATAGCACCTCGGTCTCTTGTTAGACGAGACATCTGGTAGAACAGGGAGTATTTTAGTTGGCTCTCATGGGGATACTTCTGGATAGTCTTAAAGTCATCCTTGACCACATCGGGGTCTATAACAAGCCTGTGACCTGCCATAACGGGCTCTAAGGTATCAATGATACGTTTCTCCTTCTGGGTGCTGTGTCTGACCTCCTCAATGCTCACAGGATAGATACGATTAAGAACAGGCTTTAACACCTCATTAAACAAACCGTCACCAAAGTTACTCTCGGTAACGATGTAGTTCACCTTGTATTTCTTAGCTATCTCAGCGAGTTCCACTAGGGTGTCCTCGGAGTAACCTCCAGACAAACCTCCAGCAGCAGGGACGTATAGAGTGCCGTTAAGCATCTTACAGACCGCATAGCCTGTTTCATCCTTACCGCGACCAGAGGGGTCAATAGAAAGCACACTACCAGTATACTCTACCATATCCCCTAGTGTCTTAAAGGGTCGGTAATATCTCTCTCCTGCAAAGGCAACGTTAGGAACACTAGAGTCCCACTCAAGTTGAGGGTCTCTTGCCCACACGTAACGCTCAGGGGCTACCTCGTTATCAATGGAGGTTACTATTAGGTCACTAATCTTAAGAGGGAACTTCTCAACGTCCGAGAGCTTACTATCCAGCATGAACTGCATGGTATAGCCAGCAGACCCGTAACTGATCTTGCGTTCCGCTAGGTCGATGTCAGAGAACCGCAGAGGCTCTGTAGACTTGTTCTCTAGCTCTGGGTTCACACAGATGTCTGCAACGCAGCCTTCATAAATCTTTTCGTTGTGGCTTTGGGTGATGTAGGTAGCAGGCCAAATAGTGCTCTTGTAGCCACGCTCTTGGAGCTTTGTGTAAATACTATCAAATGTCTGAGGTGTTCCTAGAAAGAGAATTTTAGAGGTATCGTCGGGTTTAAGGATAGCGTCGAACTCTTTGACTTGCTCTGAGAGCTTCTCTCGCATGAGCATCGTAGCGCTGTTGTTAGCTACCTCAATATCATCAGCAATGATAATATCCGCACGGGAACCTGTAAGCTGCGAGGAGATACCTAGAGACTTCACTGAGGGAGCGTGAGAGGCGGGGGCAGGGCCTACGTCAAAGCTTATTTTAGATTGCCTCTGGTTGTCCTTGGGGCGCAAGTGGTGAAGTATCTCCATCTCGTTAATGAGACGAAGGGTGAACGTAGAGAAGTCATCACTACGGGTCTTACTAGCGGACACCACGAGGATGTTTAGAGAGGGGTCTAAGAGTAACTGGTGAACCACATAAGCGGAACAAATCCAGCTCTTACCGCATCCACGAAAGGCTTGCACAATGCCCCGCCTGTCTCCGTTCTGCATGTAGTCCGCTATGTTGTATTGAAGCGGAGTAGGGTCAGGCAGATTAAGCTGCTTCCAGCATAGAAATAGGAAGTTCTTAAAGTCTCGTAGCTGTGGGGGTACTTCCATATATGTTACTTGTTACGACCTCGGTTGTCCTTCTTGGACTGAATCCGTAGGTTACTTGTAGAGTTATTCTTGGGGTTTCTGTCCTTGTGGTCAATGTCTTTACCAGCAAGCTTAGAAGACCCGTGTTTCTTTACCATGAGACGCCTAGCAGCTTTCCTAGAGTCATTCCTACGACGCTGTTCGGGCTGCTTGTGGTAGCTCTCGTATTCTTTTTTGTAATCTCTACTCATCTATTTAGAAGCTACGCGGTCAACACCTTCATCATCGAATGGAAGGATACTGACTAGGTTAGCCATTGGGTTGTTGCTTGTTATAGTAGCACTGATTTGATTGTCTTTAAGTAGCTGTCGGGCAGCGTTAAGGTCACTAGGGGAAGCTTCTCCGCTCTGGATGCGATTTATAAACTCGTCAATCAGGAGGTCTTGGAGACCATATAATTTGTCTGTTTTTTCACTCATTTCTTGCTTATCTCTTTGTATATTTTGATACCCAGATACACCATCGTTAGAACACCCACGCCTATAGCGACGGATGTGTTAATATGGTCTATTGATAGGGTTCCTATAATTCCACTGGTGGCTATAAAGGGAGTTGTATACGGACTTTCTGGTATCATTTTGGTTAATTTGGTTAAGTTATTGAGAGGGTTAATTATATTATGAGATTCTGAGCCACAAGCCTGCGAAACCACCGTCTGCGGATGTCGCACATCCAGACATGCACCGCCAAGTGCCAGTCTGACTAGAGGAAAGTCCATACGTTACTGAAGTACCGTTATAATACATAACGCTTCCTACGACATTTTGTTGCCAAGCATAAAACGCTGTAGATGTTGCACCTATTGTTATAGCTACAGTAGATAAAGGTCTGCCAAAACTGTAAGCTCCAATAGCGCCAGCGTATGGAATTGCCGCATCAGCACCGTCAGCACCGTCAGCTCCATCAGCACCAGCAGCACCATTAGCACCAGCGACTCCTTGGATACCTTGTGGGCCAATACCTTCGATGTTCGTAGAGGCGTTCTCAGAAACCTCTTGAGCCACAAACAGACCTTGTTGGTAAGCTGTGTCGAGGTCACTCTCAGAGAGCCTAGAGCCATTCTGGAAGTCCACTAGCTGTGTAGACCCAGTGTTACGCCATACACGTATCTTTTGGTAGGCACTGGGTGCTCCACTGAGTGTTACGGTCTTTGCTGTAGCGTCACGGGAAGAAACTGTGAGGTCGCTCCAAGTGGTTCCGTTGTAGCCCTTCACGTTGACGTCCTGAATCGAGAGGAAGTTAAAGGGAACGCTGTAGGTAGTTGCTGTGAGTCCTGAGGTATATTCAATGTAGCTGTTAGCCATAATTTATTTCAGGTTGAGAGATTCTAGTAGACTTTCGGGTTTCGCGGAGAATGCTTCGCGTTCCTTTAAGATGTCATAGATGTTGCTTCCATCGCTATTTACATAATCTGTAGCAGCTTTGGAGTTGAGAATTATTTCACGGGCTTCAGCACGGTATTCAGACATGATATCTTTCATCATCTCTATGCCTTCGTTGATGTCCTGTCCTTGCTCGTTCTGAGAGTAACCAAGCTTGTAAGCATTCTTGAAGCTCCTAGTCTTTATGAGTTTCTCTAGGGCTTTGCGTTGGTTCTTACCGCCAATCTTGGTAGTAGTAATCAACTGACCAAACTTACTGTAAAGTGTTTCTCCATTGTCATCATCGACGTGGACAAACTTCTTGAGCTGGAACCCAGAGACACTTGTTTGTATCTCAGAAAGGCTACGGAAACTCATAGCGTCCTCTAGTAGGATGTTGTCTAGATCAGTGCGCTCTACAGTTTCCTTACCCCCGAATGGTGTCAGGTGTCCCATAAGGGTCTGGCCTTCTTTTTGCTTAGGCTCACCTAGAACAGTTAAACGATAGTTGTCTTGCTCTGTGCCTATAGCGGCTCTCCAAGCGGTCTGAACTCTGTCACCTGAAGTAGTGTCGCCGATGAACTCCTCGTCATACTTGAGGATGTTACGAATCTCAGCAGGAGCAGGTATAGCTTGTCTTATAAGCCCTGTACCAGCCTTAGCGCGAGTCTCAGGGTTAGCAGAGGTTGCCTGAACGATAGTCTTAGCACCTTGTAGGGCTGGCATATCTAAGAACATATCCCTGTAAGCACTCACAAAGAACTGTGTAGCTGTTTGCTCTGGAGTTATGTTACCGCTGTCAATAGCAGCTTGGCGTGCTCCCCAGCTAGCTCCCATACCATAGGAACCCTTGAGGGGCTCAGCGTATCTGTAGTCTAGCTCTAGCTCACCCCAACGAACCTTCCAATCATTAGGAGCCCCGTCTACCTTCTGCGCGGCAAACTTCTGGTCATTAGTAAGGTGTGACTGTGAGCCTGTAGTGATGCCAGAGCGTCCGTGCTCATAACCCATAAGGAAGATACCAGTGGCTACAAGTGAACGAGCGATGTCTCTGTAGTCATCAGCGCGTTGGTAGGTTTCTAGTCTAGCTATCTGCTCGTCGCTTTGTGCTATAAGAGCTTCAGCTTCCTTACGGACATCAGCAGAGGTATTAGGGTCATCTAGTAGCTTTGTCGAACGCTTGATGTCAGCCTTTAGCTCACCAATCTTACTAGCATACTTACCAAAGCTGACATTACCCTCACCTACAAGTCCCTCACCAGCGGAGGCTAGTTTACGAGCTCCAATCTTACCTACTCTGTAGGCAGCTACTGGCGGCGTGTAAGCTAACAACTGAGCACCAGCACGTGTAGGAACACCACGGAACATCATAATGAACTTGGTTATCATACCTACCTCTGTAGGCGACTCAGCAACTTTATTAAGAGCAGCAACGATAGAGTGCTCAGCTTCTACTCTAATATCGCTAGCAGGAATATCTAAGCTTCTGAAGTGGTCATAGCGAGCCTCATTGAACCCATCAGCGTACTTAGGGTCGTAGTTGATACGCATGGAACCATCTTCTTGCTTCATGAAAGCGTCATTCATCCAGTCATCAACATACTTACCGATGTCCTCTGCGCCTTCACGAACACCTTGCTTGATAGCCATAGACTTCTGAGCGCGTCTTGAAAGCGTCATAAGAGAGATTTCTTCGATACTACCAATAAGACCGAAGCCGTAGTTAAAGATAAGAGGTATAGCATCAGCTACATTGTTATTAAGAACAGCCTTCCTTAAACCTTTATATGATTTATCTAGAGGGCTTGTAGCGTTGTTGTAAGCCTCAGTTCGTAACGCTCTATTTAGGTTACGACGGGCGAAGAAATTAGTATGTTGAGTAGTGATACCCTCTTGTCCCTTATAAGCTTGTGCTTCCTTGTAGAGCAACTGCGAGTCACCTGTTTCGAGCATGGTGTTACGCATGTTCATTCCTAGGGCTCTCCAGTGGTTCTTGAAAGTGCCAAGGTATTCTGTAGTAGCCGCTATGTCAGCAAGAGCATACGTAAAGCGTCTACGGAAAGTTGTATCCTTTAATCGGAAAGCGCCATCAATAGCACCCATAGTGTTCTCTAGAGGTGTTAAGAAGTGTTTAATAGAAGCAGACATTGTTCCAACAAGACCAGTCTTAACTTGGTTCAAAGCCATAGCTGTTCTCGCGGTGAAGTAACCATCAAAGAGGGACATAAGAGGCCCTGTGCTACGGCTACGAGAAATCTGAGCCATCTGAGAACGGATAGCTGTTAGCTTCTCCTCAGGGGTCAACTTCTTAGCCATATCAGCGGCAGCGGATTGTGCGTCTTCTAGTGTGACGGCTCCTTTAATGGAACCAGCTTCGAGCGCGCCTTCAGCAGCTTCATCAGCGCCTTTAGCAACAGCCTCAGCAACCTCATCGGCGTTCTTAGCGACAGCACCACCTGTAAAGTCCTCAAGCATGTTCTTGAGTGTCTGTAGGTCTGCTGTGCGTTGATTAGCTTCGGCAGTTATACCAGCCTTAAAGGAGTCAGGAGTAGTGTGACCAGCATTAGCAACAAGCTCAGAGCCTTGTGCGTAGTCTTTCTTAGCTATGATACGATCAAAGTCTATAAAGCGATCTATGCGTGCTAGGATTTCCTTAGCGGAACCCATAGCGTCATCTGCGTTCTTAGC